TATTGAGGTTGCTAATCACCTTATGGCTTGGTATCAAGGCGAAGTTCAAGAAGGAGAAGCAGCACCTATGTCAGATATTGAACTTTCTGCCGAGGCAGAAATTGTAAAAGAACCAAACTCAACTGCTGGTTGCGATTGCGTTGGTTGCAAGTCCTGTAAGGGTTGCGACTCAAAAATGTGTGCTGGTCATACAGACACTATGAAAGAAAAATCTGCCGTTGGTCATAAGTGCCTAGAATGTGGATGCGATACATTTGACAATTCTCATGGTCGCACCGATGTAACTACCGCCGAAATGATTGATCTTGGCACAGAAAAATCTGTCGAAGCAGATTCAACTGTTGATGCTACTGCCGCAATTGCAGAAGCAATCGCAGAACAAACACCAGAAGTTTCTGAGGCTGAAACCTCAGAAGATGAGGGTTTAAAAACTCTTATCGCAGAAGCCGTTAAGAGTGCTATGGATAAGTTTGAAGCAGAGAAAGCTACTTTAGTTGCTGATTTAGATTCAGCGGTTGAAAAGGCTTTAAGTCTTGAAACTGAACTAGCAACGGCGTTGGAAAAAACAGTTGCAGGTGGGCCAAAGCGCACCGCAACAAAATTATCAATGGAAACTCAGAACGCGCATATTGTTAAGGCTTTGACTCTCAAAGCTAANGCAGATGCTTCGACTGATCCAATTCTTGCTAAGGGTTATCTTGAATTAGCAGCNGACGAAATGAACGCTGCCGGATTCTCTGGCAAAACACTCTAAACGAAAAGGAAATAAAATAAATGGCAACAGCCCAAGAAATGTTTGGCGATTCTTCGCCAAAAGACTTGGCAGTAAAGTCAGAGGCTTTTGATACCGCCCTAAAGAGCGCAACATCAAACCCTAATACTGACCCAATGTTCAAGCAAAAAGTTGATGCAGGACTTCCACAGGCTTTCTCAAAAGCTACTGGCGCATCAGAACAGATTGCAGCATTGCTTTCTAACAAGTCACTATCTGCCGATGCAGTTGCATCTTTGAACAACGCTCTCGCTGCTCAGACCGCAGATATTGGTAAGGACATTAGCCTTACTACACCACTTAGCTCATCTTTTGCCGCCTATGACCTAGAGGCTCCTGCTAAGTATCTCGTTCCAGTTCCAACTCCATTGCGTAACAAACTCCCACGCACCAAGGGTGTCGGTACTGCACATAGAATTAAGAAAATCACAGGATTTTCTAACGCTATTACTGGTACTGCAAATATCCATCCCGGTATTACAGAAACCACACAGAACAACTTTGCTGTAACTGGTTCTGCTCAACCTCTATACCTCAATCGCGGCCCTAAGATTTCTTATACCGCTTCAGATGCGATCTTCGCTTACAGTTCTTTCGGATTGTCTGATGATGTAACATTTGATGCTCAGTATTCTGGTCTTGGATACCAAGATTTGATCGCTACATCTGCTCGTACACTTCTTTACTCATCTATGCTCGCTGAAGAGCGTATGCTTTTGATGGGTCGCGGAACTACTGCAAACGGATTCTCTGGCGCTCTTACTGCTCCAACAATTACCGCAACTGCTCGTACCGCTGCCACAGGTGAGACACCTATCTCACTAGGCACAAAGGTATGGGTCAAGGCAACTTCCGATGCTGGTTCATTCGGTGACTCTGTTGTTTCATCTGTTGCTTCTGCAACCCCAGATGGATCAACTCAGGTTATTGATGTGGTTGTTTCTACTCCAATCTCAGGCGCAATTGGATACAAAGTATTCTCTGGCGTTGGTGCTTCTGAACCTGCTGATACTGCAAAGTATTACCAAGGCCGTTCTGCAACAACAAAGTTTACCCTTCAGGGTGTTCTTGCGGTTGCTGGCGATGTTGCTTCTAACCACGCTGCTGATACATCTGCCTACACCGCAGGTTATGACGGAATCTTGAGCTATGTTCTTGGTTCACAGTCAGGTTACAACAACAACATTAACGCATCATTCTCGACAAGCAATCCGGGCGTAGAATTCCAGACTGCTTTTGCATCTATGTATGCAAACAACCTTGCTAACCCTGATGAGATTTTCTTAAACGGTGCTGATCGTAAGCAACTTTCAGATTCCATCAAAAATGGCTCAACTGCTAACTATCGTCTAAACCTTGCTCAAAATGATGTCGGGGATTATGTCGGCGGTGCAGTTATCGGCGCGCTTCACAACGAAGTCACAGGAAAACTTGTTGATTTAACAGTTCACCCTTACCTTCCACAGGGCGTTGCACCAATCTTGTCGTATGTCCTTCCATTTGAAAACTCAGAAGTTTCAAACCTTTGGGCTGCCGTCAATGTGCAGGATTACACATACCTCAACTGGCCTAAGATTCAGTTACAGAACGAAGCATCAACNTACTGGCGTGGAACATTCGTGTCCTACGGCCCATCATGGTCTGGCGCGGTTTCTGGTATCAAGGCTGCTTAGTTTCATCACGATTGAGAGCGCATCGCAAGGTGCGCTCTCTCTCATTAGAGAGGGCGAATAATGACAAAAATGATTCCACCAAAGGGTATGACAAGTATTTCAGTTGATACNCGNTACGGCAAAAAAAGTAAGTTTGTTGGCAANGATGGTTTACTTGAAATTAAAGACCCTAAACTTGTTAAAAAACTTAAAGATGAAGGCTTGGGAGTNGCTAGCGCAAGTGGAATTATTCAACACATTTCAACAGTTGGCTTCACCTGTCATAAGTGCGGCTTCGGTTCATTCTTTAAAAAATGCTCAAAGTGCGGAGAGATAAATGGCTAATGCCTTTTCAAATACAACCCATCAGTTCTCAACTCCTTATCTAACTCTTGCCGAGTATAAAAATGCGCCTACTGCAATTGATTTTGATAATCTTGTNTGGAATTCGCAAGACCCAGATGTTCAGGATGCGGAGTTAAGCAATGTCATTGCTAGAGCAAGCTCATGGATTGATACCTATTGCAACCAAGTTCTTGCAGCAACCACCGAGACAGAAAATATGCGAACAAGAATCACCCAAGATGGAACACTTAGAATCCATCCAAGATACAACCCCATTATTGCTCTTACTGCGCTTAGTTACGGCAATCCATCAGCGCAAATGAACGCAATCACCGATCCATCTGTTGCATGGATTGAAGATTATCAAATTATTATTCCTGCCGGAAATCTTGGTTTTAACTATTCAACACAAGGCCCACTTCAATTTGGATTACCTGCTATGCCTCGTTCGGAGATGTTTGTTAATCTTCAATATGTTGCAGGTTACGCTAATGCCTTGATTGCTACCGCTACCGCTAGTGCTTCAAGTCTTACGGTTCAAGATGCTACGGGAATTACCGCAGGGCTTACGCTAAAGATTTATGACGGTTTTAGTTCAGAATTTGTTACAGTTGCCAGCACTTATACTTTTGCCTCAACAACAATCCCACTTGTTGCGCCTCTTGCTTATACTCATGTTTCGGGTGTATCTATTTCAGCATTACCGCCAGCCATTAAAGAAGCAGCGATATTAGTAACAACTTCAATGCTTAAAGTTCGTGGCGATAACTCGATGGTGATGAGCATATCTAGCAAGCCTTCTGAAATTTCAGGTTCTCAAGGAATTGGTTCAGAACTTAAAATGGCTCAGACTTACTTATTCCTTATCGCAGAGTACGCTAATGCTGACAGGTCGCGCCGCCGTTCGATCCACGCTTGCAAATTTTATCAAAGCGCCAAATGTTGATGGGATCAATCAAGTATTTACTTCATTCCCAAAGCGTATTGATTTTCAAACTAATGCGCTGCCTTCTCAACTTTCGCGTACTGCCGCAGTTATTTTTGTTGAATCCGAAAAGGAAAATCGCCTAGCAATAGGTGGAGCTACAAACGGAATAAAGCGCGTTGAATACTCAATTGTTATTCAACTATTTCATCATTCTTCAGAGCGTAAGCCCGAAGATGCTATGGATGATTTTGACAAAGTAATAGAAAATCTTAAAACTAAATTGCGTTCAGATCATCAATTTGGCGATCCATCAGGCATTTTTGTATGGGAAGGTGCTGAGCCAGTTATCAGCGTTTCTTATGGTGAACCTGATTCTAGTAGTGGAACTTATACCGATACTTGGGCATCCGTTCGTTTTGATGTTACCCAAATGATTCAAGCATAGGAGCAAAAATGGCAACCTTTCAATACAACGGCTCAGACGAGCGTGTATTTCCTTCAATCGCAACAACAGTAGAACCCGGTGACACATTTGATGCTCCTGATGATTTCAGCGCATTTAATGTTTCACTAACAAAACAAACNAAANCAACCGCGCCAGCCCCAACAGTAGGAGAGTGAAATGGCANTAGCACAACCATCCGTAAAATCGTACCTTGGGGTGGCTTTAGAAACCACCAAAGGCACAGCCGTAACCGCTACAAACTTTGTTCCAATTACACTCAACACTTTCAAGCCTGTTGATGTTGTTGCGCCTTTATACGATACAGGTATTCGTGGTTCGCTTGTTGAAAACTACAACTATGTCCAAGGTCGCAGAAATACAACTGTTGATTTTGGTGGCCCAGTCTTTGCAGACACTATCGGCTACTGGATCGCTGGCGTACTTGGCGATGTAACCACAACAGGTTCAAGCGCTCCTTACACTCACGCTATTGCACTCAAGAACGCAGTAGGAACAACAGGCGATGCTCAGCCTAAGTCTTTGACAATTACAGATTTTTATTCAGCCGGAACTCGTCAATATCCCGGATTGCAAATTACCGATTTTGGTTTGACATTTAACGCTGATGGAATGTTAGAATATACCGTTAAAGCTATGGGCTTCCCATCTGCCACAACAACNGCCCCTGCCCCATCATTTTCAACAGTTCTTCCAACTCAAGTTTGGACTGGAACAGTTACAATTGGCGGTTNTTCTGTAGGTTATGTTCGCACAGGTAGCATTGATTTATCTCGTAAGTCAGAAGCAATTTGGGGAGTAAGCAATACTCAATCTCCATATCAAGTATTTGTTGGCTCTTTGAGCGCTAAAGGCAAGGTTACTTTTGTCATGCAAGATGACACGGAATTAACTCGCTATATCACTAACACCCAACCTGCCCTTACCTTTAACTTCTCAACAGGTTCAGGTTCAACCGCTACTCAGGTTCAATTCACTCTTACAAAGGGTGCTTATGTAACTGGCGCAATTGAGCGTAATGCNGANTATGTAGAAGTTACGGTTGATATTGAAGGTCTTGGAAANACAACAGATGTTGGTACAACTTCAGGATATTCACCTATTAAATTCACTCTACAGAACGCGCTTCCTTCTGGCACATTCCAGTAAAGGATAAGATGTCTAACTGGTGGCCGCCTTCCCCACCAGTTAGACCTTAACAGAGAAGGCTAGTTGGAAGGAAATCTATGTCTAAAACAATTACACTCCCAAGCGGTAACACCGTCACACTACGCGACCCAAGTGAGTTGCGCGTTAAAGATCGCACCAA